AGGCGTCATGGTTATTATGGGTGGATATGACGGAGCATATAAAAATGAAATCTCCTACATAGATATAGCAAGTTTTGGTAACGATGTTGATTTTGGAGATTTATCCGCAACAAGGGGTTGGCTCGCTGGTATCGGAAATACAACAAGGGGCATTAGTGCAGGTGGCGAAAAACCATCACCAACAGCAAATCTAAACATTATTGAATACTTCACTTTTGCAACAAGTGGAAATATGACTGACTTTGGCGACTTGCTTTTTGAAGGTTATGGCGCCTATGGAACAAATAATGCAACAAGAGGTTTATTTAGCGGGGGTGAAACCACGGGGGGCATACAAAATGTTATTCAGTATGTAACAATCGCCTCAACAGGCAACGCAACAGATTTTGGTGATTTAACACAAGCCCGTACTTATCATGCAAGTGTAAGTAACGGTACTACCGCTTTTACTTGTGGTGGAAACAATGGAAACACTTTTTACAATATCATTGATTATGTAACCATTGCTTCAACAGGAAATGCTACTGATTTTGGTGATTTGACGGTCACTAGGTCTATTCAAGATTCAAGAGCACACTCAACCACAAGAGCAATTTTGGCTGGTGGAAGATTAAATAATACAAGTAGCAATACTAATACTATTGATTATTTTACAATGGCTAGCGTTGGAAATGCAGTAGATTTTGGTGACTTAACGGCTTCTAAACTAACAATGGGGCAAGGTTCTACAATTAGAGGTGTCTTTGCGGGAGGTCTTATTGAATCAGGTTCAACATATCAAACTGCTATCGATTATGTAACTATTGCTTCAACAGGAAATGGTGTAAGTTTTGGTTCATTAACCGACAGTAAATATGCTTCAGGTGCGGCAAGTAATTCACACGGAGGACTGTAAGATGGATATACAAAAATCAAACGAGAGGCAATTCATGGAAATAGCACTACAAGAGGTAAGTAACGAACTTTCCTTAACACCTGAGTATAAGGGAATGATAGAACACATCAATTCTAATCTTCCTGCTATTAGTAGAGATTCTGAAAACTTCTATAAGTCAGCATCTCAATATAAAAATGTAACCTTGGATGTTACTGACTTAACCCCAATGGGTTCTATGAAACACATCTTGGCTGTAATTGACCGTACCCGTATGGCTCTTGAAGAAGCACATATTTCAGTTAAGCGTAAACAAATTGAGTTAAAGAAAAAAACCATTGAATACGATAATGCTGAAGATGGACCTGATAAAGAACTTCTTTGGATAGATATTGTTGAAATCAATAATCACCTCAGTAACTCTGAAAACTCAGTTAAGGGTGCTTTGCGTAAGTTAAGTTTCTTCACTACTCAATACCAAGCAATTATGGACAAACTGGGCGTTAGTGAAATTACTGAATTAGATTATGAAATAAATGAATCACGCCATCACATTATGACGGCTATGAAACAAGCCCTATGTGCGGCAAGAACTAGAGGCGGAATCATTGATGAGGGTAATCAAATCTATTTATTTGATATGGGAATCAATGGCACGGTTGCTCAAGCAGAAATGTTTGCCTACCTACAAGCAGAACAAGAAATGTTGGCTAGAGGCGAAGAACCTACTCATGAACTTACAATGAAATGGCTTGAGGCTTGCGCCGATAAGTTTGCTGATTGTGGGGCTAAGTTCGCAGAACTTCGTGGGTTTATTCCACTAGACAAAAAATCACTAGCAAAGGAGATTACAAGTGGCAAAGAAAGTAATTAGTTACAAATTAAACACAGATGGAACTGTTCCTGATTTTGTAGAAGATGGTGGCTATCTAGCAAAGGACGCTAACGACACACCTAATATGGTTGTTCTTGGTGTATCAAAAGATGGCGCAGATATATCAGGCGCCGAGGCTGAGTTTGCTGATGAGGCAAGTGCAGTTACCTATGTTGAAACCTATTTATCAGATTCAACAACTATTGACCCAATAACAAATGAAGAAAGAGTGTTTGTTGTTGCAGATGCAGTAACAGACCTGTTTGCTAAACTAGCGTAAATTACGAATTGAGGTATTGAAATGGCAGGTACAACAACTAAGGGTCTACGCTATCCAACAGCGGGAGATAACCCTGCCGTTCATACTGACTTCCTTAATTTAGCAACAGATGTTGATACAGAGTTAGATGATTACATTCTTAAATCTGCTCCATCTTTTACTGCCACAGTAACCCTTGGTGCTGGTGCCGACATTATTTTTGAGGGTACTACTAATGATGGTTTTGAAACAACCTTAACGGTTACAGACCCAACGGCTGACCGAGTGGTTACTCTGCCTAACGCAACCGATACTTTAGTTGGACGGGCTACAACCGATACTTTAACTAACAAAACTTTGACTTCTCCTACAATAAACGGTGGAACTCTTTCTAGCGTTACTTTAGGCAATGCACTCGCCGCTGGTACTTACAAAATTACAGGTCTAGGCGATGCCTCTGAAGCAACAGATACCGATGCTGTCAATGTTAAGCAAGCCTTAAATCTTGCTCGTACTCAAATGCTTATGCTCGGTGGAATGTAATGACTTTTACCTATTCGGGTGACCCAAGTACCTCAACCCGTAACTATGTTCGTTTTCTAATTAACGATACTGATTCGACTGATGCTTTATTTAGCGATGAAGAATTGAATTATGTAATTTTGGAGTGGAGTAATGATGCCTATAATGCGGCAAGAGAATGTGCTGAGATTCTTATTGCTCGTTTTAGCCGTCTAGCCGATAGCAGTTCTAAGAGCGTTGGCGATATTTCGGTATCTGAATCTTATTCATCAAAAGTTACCCACTATAAAGAGTTGGCTGAGAGTTTATTGCGTAGACAGATGCGTAAATCTCCTCCCGCTCCATGGTCTAATGCTCAAGCACTTAAATCTACAAATGACAGGATTGTTGATGATTTCAATACCGACTTTTATGCTGGTATTCACGACAATCCAAATAATGTCCAAGACAAACGCATAGTTGAGTAGGGGTAGCCATGGACGCTATCTATACTAAAGTCGCAGAGTTCATGACGGACTCTGTGGTATTTACACCCAAAGCCTCAGTTGATAAGTACAACAAAACAACTTTTGGTGCGGCTAATACAAATGTCACAGTCACAGGTCGTTTAATTTACGACACTACAAAATCTAAAGATGTTCAAGGTATCGAAGTTGTTGATATTGGACGATTCATTACCTATGGTCCCGCAACCTCAATTACGGTAAATCATAGAATGGTCGTCGGGGCGGACACCTTTACGATAAATGCAGTAGATAACATCGCAGACGAAAACGGAGCGCATCACACCGTCATCAGATTTGGACGGTAGTTATGGCAAAGTCGTCTTTTAGACTCGACTTATTCGGCGATAAAGAGTTAGTAAATGCTCTTGAGGCTGGCAAAGACGATACCCCTCAAGCCATAGCCCAAGCAATATGGGAAGAGGCTAATTTAATTTTTGCTAAATCACAGATTCTTGTTCCAGTAGATACAGGAGTTCTTCGTGGTTCAGGTGGAGTATCCGCTCCACAAATGGGAAATCAAGGCTATTTTGTAGATATTTTCTATGGTGGTCCCGCCGCCCCATACGCTCTTTATGTCCATGAAATTATTGGCAACTACCACAACCCACCGACACAGGCTAAATATCTTGAACAGCCAGTCATGGAAGCAATGTCCACTATCCAAGAAAACATAAAGGGTAGAATTATCGACATCATACAGAAAGGTCACAGGGGCTAATGGCAACTATTCTTGAATCAGTAGGTGACTACCTACAAAATACTTCAAGCGCTTTTGGCGCCCATGCTTCTCAAGGAACTCTTGGTACAAGCATATTTTTAGGCACCCTTCCTGATAGCCCTGATGCGTGTGTAGCGGTATATGAGAACGCTGGCAGTTCCCCAACATTCACTATGGGTTCAGGCGGTATCAGAATTGACTACCCAATGCTTCAAATTATCTGTCGTGCTGGTCGAGAAGATTATCCAACGGCTAGAGATAAAGCAGAAAATATCCGTGTTTTGCTTGCGTCGGTGCTTGAACAAACCGTCTCAGGGGTGCATATTATGAGGATTGAACCAATGGGTTCAGTAAACTTGTTAGGAGTAGACCCAAAGTACCGTCCACTAATCTCGGTGAATTTCCGATGTCTAGTGCGAATGTAAACGAGGAGCCGACGGCTCCGCAAGAGAGAGTGGTAGACCCGTATGGCAGAAACGCAACAACCGATGAGTTCCAAAGGTGCTGGAAATGCGACAGGCTCCTTTTCGAAAGCGCAACCCGCCCATGGAGCATCAGATGTCCAAGGTGCAAGTCTAAAAATAAATCAGGATGATTTTTTTAGTCAATTAGATGCACTTGTAGGTAGTAGGAATGATGGTGGCTGTGCTATTGGCGCCATGGTTTCAAAACTAGAAGAACCAATTCAAAAGAAACTCAATGAAATTTTTATTAACAAAAATGTTGAGTCTGCTAAATTAGCGCAGTTAATGTCAGCCTATGGTCTTACAGTATCTTCATCAGATGTTCTAAGACGGCATCGAAGAAGATTACAAGGAAGAGACGGGTGTAAATGTCCTCAAATCTTGACGACGCCTTAAATAATTTATTAAAGACTTCAGAGATGGAGTCGATTCAAAAGTTACTGCCAAGAGATAGAAAAGCAGATTGGTTGCCTGGGGTTACTTGGCAAGGTGAAGAAGGAACAGTTACTACTCAACCAATGGAGGGTGATAACGCACCTGATTGGTCAGGAGTCCTTCGGATGTGGGGACTTGACCCTGAGCATTTCCAAGTAGTTGAGCCAGTTCTTTTCAATGTTTGGGGCGATACTTTAGGAGTTCTCAATCGCCAATGGAAAGGCAAAGTAATTCGTAAAGGCAAACAAGAAGTTGCCGATATTGAAGCCTTAATCCAAGATATTAAAAAACATAAACCTCGTGAACGCAAACAGATAACAGGCGGAGCCAGCCTTGTTGTTTGTGCTTCAGATTGGCAAACGGGTAAAAGAGATGGGGACGGTCTCAAAGGTTTAGTAGGTAGATGGCTCCAAGCAGTTGATGATGTTGAATTTAGAATTAAAGAGTTAAAAAAAATAGGTCGTCCGATTGATTCAATTACCGTTCTTTGTCTTGGTGATTTAGTTGAAGGGTGTGATGGTCATTATGACATTCAAACTTTTACAGTTGAAGTAGATAGAAGAGACCAAGTAAAGATTGCTCGCCGTCTTTTAAGAGATGCTCTTATCCGTTGGTCAAAGGTTGTCCCAAATATCACGGTTGCGGCGATTGGTGGAAATCATGGTGAGAACCGTAAAAATGGAAAAGCCTTTACTACCCTCAATGACAATGACGATGTAGCCCTAGTTGAGTCAGTTGCAGAAATCTTTCAGGCTAACCCTGAGGCTTACGGTCACATTCGGTTTGCAATTCCTACGGATGAGTTGAGTTTAACCCTTGAGGTAAACGGAAAAATTATTGGAATTACACATGGGCATCTTGCTCGCAGTTCAGGAAGCGTTGAAGCCAAACTTCGTCGCTGGATTGCTGACCAAACTTTAGGACGCCAATCAATAGGCGATTGTGACATTTTGGTGTCAGGTCATTATCATTCATTTCGTCTAGCAGATTGGGGAGGAGTCAAATGGCTACAAGCGCCGAGTCTCGACGGGGGAAGCGTGTGGTGGAGACAGTCCAAGGGGGAGGTTGCGGATGTGGGAGTTCTGACATTCCTAGTGACCAGCGAGGGAGTCTCGGACATCCAAGTCTTATGAACGACCCTAGAGACATCGCTTTATACGCCGCTGAATTGGTCTCAGGAGACCGTCAGGACGCTTATGGGCATCCACTTGATAACTTAACAAGGGCTTCAAAAATATGGGCTGTAATCCTCGGCTGTGAGGTTTCTGCCGAGCAAGTCGCCCTTTGCATGGTTGGCATGAAGATTGCCCGTGAAGTCAATCAATCCAAGCCCGACACCGTAGTAGACGGCATTGGCTATTTTCTTACGCTTGGCATGATTCAAGAAGAGCGCCTCCGTAGGGAGAATAACTAACCCCAGTTGTGATATACTTGTCTTGTCCCGAGAGGAGGGCAAGATGAGAGAGTTCAGAATTTCCGAAATAGGAGTTGAGAAGACTCTTGCTAAAGCGCAGAAACTTGCTCAACGGGCGCAGAAAAAAGGTTTAAGTGGTGGCTACCAAGTACGCATTGAAAAGCGTTTTGAAGAAATAGAAGGCATCAGCCACGAATATCAAGTTTTAGTTATTGAAGGCGAACCAGTCAAATTTAATGGCTGGCAATTTATCGGTGTTGCCGAGTTTATCGAAGGCAAAGCAATCACAAAATCAATCGCAGGTGGTCGTGAAATCAAGCCATCTGAAGTCAAGGTTGGTTATTGCGAGCATTGCCAAAAATCTAGGTTTCGTTCAAAAGTAATCTTTGTTCAAAATGAAGAAGGCAAGTTATTTCAGGTTGGCTCCAGTTGCGTAAAAGATTACATAGGCTGGCAGTTCAGCGCTTCTTACTTACCAACAGAGGAAACTTTTGAAGAAGAGTTTGGTGGCTACTCAGGCAATGGCTGGACAGGTCATTCAACAATCGGAGTTTTGGCTCACGCAATCACTCAGGTTCAAAAGGGCGGATACATACCTTCAGGTTCAGGTATCTCTACTAAATCTCTTGTTTGGGGATATTTAAGCGAAGGACACCACGGCGCTAAAGTTTGGCAAGAATATGTAGGAGAAAAACCAACCGAGGTTGAATACGAGAAGGCTAGAGAGTTAATCGAATACGGCAAGAATTTTGAAGGCGAATCTAGTTACGCTGAAAATGTCAGAATTGTATGTGGTTTGGAATATCAAACTTACAGCACAGTTGGAATTTTGGTTTCGATTATCAAAGCCAAGCAAAAGAGCCAAGAGCAGGAAGTTGCCCGTCAAGAGGCTAAGGTTTACAAGGCTGAACAGTTCGCCCCAACTGGCGAGCGCATCGAATTGGAAGTTACAGTTCTCAGCGAAAACACCTTTGAGACTCAGTTTGGCTGGACAACTCTTTATACCTTTGCAAGCGGTGATTACCAATTCAAGTGGTTTGCCTCTAATGGGACAAAGTTAGAAGTGGGCGATAAAGCGGTTGTTAAGGGAACAATTAAAGGCTCTGATGAGTACAAGGGAAGTTTCTCAACATTGCTTACTAGATGCAAGGTTCTCCAAATTGCAGAAAAAATAGCCTGATACACTAGACCTACTGTGCGCTAGTCGCCCGAGTTTTTCGTCTCTTCCGTGTCCGAGTGACCTGACGGTCACTTGGGCTATCTATGTGCCGTCACGGAGGAGGTTTGAATGACTCGTTATAGAGTCTTGCAGGGTATTGATTACCCACCAAACAAACGAGTTGAGGCTGGAAAAATTGTTGAAGATTTACCAGCAACCTCGGTTAAATGGCTTTTAGAGTCAGGCATTATTGAAGATGCCGATAAGCCAACAAAGAAAATCGAAGAGCCTGTTGTAGAAGAACCTAAAACCGAACCAGTTGCAGAACAACCTGCCGTTGAAGACGGTTTTGACCCTGATGCCAAAGATATTGATGGCGATGGTTTTCTCCAAGATGGCACCCCATTTCAACGCCCAGTTGAGGAGAAATAATGCCTACTTTTAGCCATGGTAAAAATGTCAATGTCTTCTTAGATGAGTTTGATTTTTCTACTTATTTTAATGATGTAAGTGCTTCAACAAGCGTAGACACAGCCGAAACAAGCGCTTTTGGAACAAGTGCTAAGACCTATGTTGTGGGTCATCGAGATGGAACAGTCTCACTTTCAGGAATGTTTGAGGGTACTGCCTCTACTGGAACAGATGAATTTTTTGATAGTGCCTTGGGTGCATCAACAAAAACTTTAGTAATTGTTGCTCCAAGCGGTCACTCAAATGGTGCAGGAGCAATCTTGCTACAAGCCGACGATACATCTTATGAGGTCTCAAGTGCCATCGCAGATGTTGTCCAAGCAAGCGCAGAATTCCAATCAACCGATGCAGTAGAACACGGAAAAATTCTTTCTTCAGGTTCAACTGTTTCGGCTACTGGAAACGGAACTAGCGTAGATAACGGAGCCTCTACCGCAAACGGTGGAGCAGGTTTTCTATCAGTTCCAGTAAATACACGCAATGGAAACATCACAGTAAAAATCCAACACTCAGCAGATAACTCAACTTTTGCTGATTTAGTTACTTTTACCGTGGTGAGCAGTACAACCAAAACTTCTGAAAGAGTTGAGGTTGCTAGTGGTACAACAGTCTT